ACTGTATCAGGTGATAGGCTTTCACGTCTGATCAACTGGTTTGCTCTTGCAACACCTACCCTTGTACCACCTCTACCGAACTCTTTTCTCCAATTAAGACCACGTTCTGCTTCTTCTGCCATTCCTGCAGTTGGTTTTAGGTCTAGGTCTGCTAATGCTTTGTTATCTGCAAAGCTATCGTAGTCGTCTACGTCAAACAGGTAATCTATTTCTTCAGCATCCTCTTTTAGAAGCTGTGCAATCTCTTCATCCAACTCATCCTCATAATCTTTAGCATCTTCTTCGTTGCTTTGATCAGGTGGTGGTGGTGAATCTGCACCAAGTGGGAATAAAGCTGCATTGACCAATAGATCATCTGCACCATCCAATGGAGATAAGCCTAGACGTTCTCTTGCTTCGTTTCTAGTGATGATACCTTCTCTAACAGCAAGGGCTACGTTCTCATAAATCTTTTTTCTTCTCTCTGACAATGCAGGGATAGCATCAATGTCATAACAAAACATTAAATCCTCTCCAAACATTGGTACTAGCCATTCATTCATATCAGACTCTATCTTTTTGAGATACGGAATGATTGTTTCTTCATATAGGGCTAGTCTTGCTTCTGCTACGTTGGCATAGGTCTGTGCATCAGGCACACCTACTAACTGGCTAGGCACACCAAAGCATAGTGCTATATCTGTAGTAGCCATATGCTTTAGGTTGCCAAAATCCATATCCTTTGGTGATAAACCCATCTCCTTCCAGTCAAAGTCGCCTTCTAAGAGCATAGGTCTACCTGCATTGTTAGTGCCACTAAATCTGTTATTTAAGTCTGTAAGCAGTTGTTGTCTTTGTGATTCTGTAAGGTTGACTGCAAAGCCCTGATCATCTTTAGGCTTAAATACAACTGCACCACTAGGTCTTGCACCGTTATTAAGTAAGTTTACGTTGTGTTTAGCTGACATATTGTGCTGATCAATCTCTAAAGCACCTGCAGCTAATGGAGATAACCCATAGTAATCATCTAATGGATTCCATAGCTTTATCTGTTTGAGTTCACTTTGTGCAGTTTCTTGATCTACCTCATACTCTGCATGAACACGACCACTAATGATGTATTGGTATTTCTCAGGAATATAGTTTTGCCCACCCTTAATTGTAATTCTGTCAGGTCTTAATAAATGCAGTTCGCTTGGTGGTTGATTGTCTGCACCTACCTTTAGCACGTAGCTGTTACCTGCTAGTAATAAATAGCCAAACAAACTAGCAAAGAACTCTGAATTGCTTTGTAGAGGATTCGGTCTATTGAGTAAATCCATTATTGGATGATACTCAAGCACGTCATCTCCCTGCTTTATCATGTATGGCACTGCACTAGCACCATTGGCTATCTCATTTACGCATCGGTAAACAATAGCATTTTGCATATAGCCATCTTTAGCAAGGTCTTGATATTTATATTGTTTGGCATCACCTGTACCGACACCAAAGAAACCTACTGTAGAGTAGTTTTGTTTGGATTCAGGTTCACCTGTGAAAAAGTTTTTGATGTTGTCTAATACTGCCATTAGCTTATTCTCCAATTTACGTCACCCTTAGACTTACTTAGTTCTGTCAATCCCCAAACTAAAGCATCTAATCTGTCAGGGCTTATCTTTGTATCTCCTGTGTAGGTACACATTTGTGCTTCTAACTCAGGGTACATACCCATGTGGTGAACTCGCCTTTGCTCATACAATGCTGCAATGGGTTCTGCTCTTACGAGTTTTCCCCTTGTGGCATGAACTGACCTATATGGAACATTTGGGTCTATGTTCCTTAACAGTCTTTCCACCAAATCACCCCCATTATTAACTTCTGCGACTATTCTGTCTGCTTCCCATTCATAATAGGCATTTACTGCAATTCTACCCCATTTGTCGGCAGAGTGCTTACCTGATAAATCTTCTAATACATAATACTCATTATTGAAGTCTTTTCCAACTACAACGATACCTGTTTCATCTGAATCGTCTTTTGCTGTTACTGCAGGATCAATGGCTACTATGACCTTTTGCAGTGTTCTTTCTGTATCTTCTGACAGTCTAGCTTCTTCTATAAGCCTGTTATTCCACAATGCACCATCTAAATCTTCCAGTATCTCTGCATAAAGTTCTTGCCTTCCTAATGCTGTGCCTTCATATCTCTCTTTGAGCATCTTTAATGCACTGGGTGCAAGGTTGGCTTCATTCTCAAAGGTGTTACCAGTGGTTACAAAGGTATCTTTTCTATCTATGAGTTGTTTGATCAGAGGTGTTGGTTTAGGTGTCGTGGTGATCACACACTTAGGTTCTTCTCCTAGACGTAAGCCAAACATGAGTTGATCATAGGCTTCAGGATATCTCCAAGCTGCAATCTCATCGCACCATGCTCTATGAAACTGTGGTCCCCTCAATCTCTCAGGTTCTTGTGCTGCATATCCAACTATCTTAGAGCCATTGTGTAAGCGTATCTCTGACAAACTGGATGAATACCCTTTGAAATCTCTGCTCTTTGCATAACACTCATCAGGTATGATTGATAACAAACCACTGTTGCCACCGAAACAAACTCTTCTAAGATCACCATGCGTTGGTGCTACTACTGCACAGATCACGTTGGGATGTCTTAGTGCATATAAGGCAATGTCCTCTGCACCAGTTCTAGTTTTACCCCAACCTCTACCTGCAAGGATTAGCCATATGTTGTGTTTGCCCTCAGGCTCTAGTTGTTTGGGTCTAGCAGTCTTGAGCCAATCAGTGTACAGCTTTATCGTTGCTTTCTCTGCGTTGCTCTGCAACTGAGTCAAGCAATTCCATAGCTTCTCTGAAGGCATCTGTGTCTTGGATGTTTGCATTAAGATTCATGTTGTGGGTAGCTTCACCTAAAGCAAGTTTTGCAACCTTCTGTGCAATAGACGTAGCCTGTGATAGTTGTGCAATGCCACTCGGTTTATCTGTAACCTTGAGCATTTGTTGAACGTGCTTAAATAACTCATAAGATATCTTGAGTGATAACTCGTCTATCTTCACACTTTCGTCAGCTAGTTTCTCCCTACGCTTCTCATCAAACTCAGCAATTAGCTTGTGTTTAAACTCCTGTCTTTGTAGTTGCCACTTCTGTGATGATGATGCTCTGTAAATGGTGGTAGAAGAAACATTGTGCTTTTTGATTAACTCATCAAGCGTGTACATCTTCCTTTCCCCTGTATCTAGTTCTATACCTTGCACGTACTCATGACGTATGAGTTCTTTTAACTCTTCAGTAATTTTCCTAGTAGGTTGTTTTTTTGTCGTTTTTCTATCACCCATTTGTCGTGATGATATCCCAAAACGTGAACAAAAAAAAGGGGTCACTAAGACCCCTCATAGATTTTACTGATCTTAGAACAATGCTTCATCTAGTTTCTTCCTAGATATCTTCTTGCCATCTAAGAATGTGTAAGCTGTATATTTCTTGTAAGTGTCGTTTCTCTTACAAACAATCTTTAATGTTCTACCGTTAATTTCCTTCTCAGCTTCAGAATTCCAAACAGAGAATTTTCTGACTTTATACTCTCTACCGTTCCAGTCAGTCTTGATCTCTATTCTTGGTTCTTCATTAACAATATCAGCAGATGCAATCTCAGAAAGTTCTTGAACAACTTTGTTGATAAGATTAGATTCAATAAGAGGTTTGCCATGATACTTTTCTATAAGTTCTTCTAAGAATTTCTTATGACCTTCTGCTTGACCCATATCACTCTTCAGAACTCTCTGCCTAGTTTCTCTCCAACTATCAAGATATCTATCAGCGTTTTCATAATCAATAGAATCTACAGCATTTACAAATTCATCATATGATAATGCGACAGATGAATATCCATTCTCTATCCATCTTGCATAGTCATCTCTTGTCCAAGAAGATTGACTGGTTGCCTTTTCTTCCATCCTATCTTTTGTATGGAAGAGTCCGTATATTGATGGCAGTCTTACAAACTTACCGTCTAACTTATAACCATAGACAGTTTTAGGAAACCACCTATTGATGGTATCTAATGATTTTTGTAATCTAACTATTTCTTTATCTAAAGAACTTATAGTTCTGTCTGCTAAAGTTCTATCAAGTTGTATAGGTAGGTTTTCAGCACCACCACAAACACCGTTGAAAAATCCCCAAGAAACATCATAGCCATGTTTAGCTAATCCATTGTGGGAATTGTCAACAGCGTGTAAGTTTCCACAAACCTGACAATGACCTTTGTGAGTGTGAGTTGTTTTCATTTTATTTTC